ATGCCAATTTGGCGGGCTTTTTGCGCATCTTGTGCTCCTTTTTGGGCCAGTTTGGCCTGTTCGATGGCCACGTCGTTGTTTTCCCGCTGCTGGTCAAAGGCCAACCGCTGCTGATCCATTGCAATCCGGGCTTGATCGCGCTGCGCGGCCTGGGCAATCTCCTGCTTCTTGAGCTCCACCAGCGGATCGCTCTGGTCGCCCATCAGCTGCGACTGCAATTGCTTGACTTCCTGGAAGTACTGGGCCACTTTCAGGGCCACCATCGCCTCGCGCTGCAGCGCCGACACCAGTTTTTCAGGGTCCGTGCCGTACTGCTGGAACAACTCGGCCTCCACGGCCTCTTCCGCCTTCAAGCGGATGTGATCAAACACGTGCTTTTGCAGCGTCATCGCCACCTGTGGCACCGACGCCACGATGGGCGACATGCCAAACAGCAGGTGCGTCATGATGTGCGCGTCGTGCTGCTGGCCAGCAAAGGCCTTGAGCGGCGATCCGTCCAGCGCCTGTGAGTTCTCACTGGCCGGATCCTTGGGCCTGTCCACATTCTGCGTGTTCAGAATCTGGTCGATGTCCCGCACGCCGATGGCCTCGTACATCCGGCGGTACGCCTCGTACATGTTGTGCATCTGCGGCGCGCTCTGCGCGAGCTGCAGCTGCGTCTGCGCCATGGTGATGCGCTGCGCCACCGAGAAAATGTTGGGGTCTGACACCGGCAGCACATCAATCCGGTCGTCGAAGTCCCGCGCCTTGATGAAGCGGCTCTCGCCAGGCACGTCGTACGGGTACTGCGGCGGCAAGTACTCCGCAAAGCCCTGCGCCAAGAGCTGGAACTCCAGCTTCTGCGCATAGTGCAGGCGCTTGTGGATGGCCGACATGACGGCCGAGCCCTTCTCCAGCAACGCAATCGTCGTGCCCACAGCAGCGTTCTGATTGCTGTCGCCCACCTGCATGTCCGTGATGCTCGACAGACGCCGGCCGGCATCCACACAGAAGCCCAGCAGCGCAAACAGCGTCTGGCTCGGCTCCTTGTACGGCAGCGGCAGCAACGACGCATTGATCTCCGCCCCGCCCGTGTCAATGTCCCGGAACTCCCCAGGCTGCAGCGGCATGTCGTCGTTCATGATCCGCGCGCCCTTGGCCTTGAAGCCCGCTGGCAGGTTCGCCAGCGTGCCCGCGTCGATCAACTGCTGCAGCGCAGCCGACGAGGTCTTGCTCAAGCCACCGACCAAATGCAGGAAGCCCAAGCCATACGCACCGGGGCCCTGGACCAGCAGGTAATGCACGTAGTACTGCTTGCGACGATAAAGCTCGTCACCCTGCTTCCAGTTGCGACGAATCCCCACCACGTGGTTCGTGACCTCGTCAATCGTCACGATGTACGGCAGCTTGATGCCCGTGGCCTCGCCATCTTCCTTGTGCTCGAAGCCCGGCAGGTCGTAGTCAACCTGGAACTCCAACAGCACGATCTCTTCGTCATCGCCACCCGTGGGCACGATGCCCACCACGCGGTCCTGCTCCTTCTGGATCACGTTCTGGCTTGTCTCAGCCACGGCCTGCGCCTGGGCGGTGTCCAAGTATTGACCGCGGACCACGGCGCGCCGGTAGGCATTCACGGGCATCGTCACGCGGTGCGTGATCCGCGCGCATTCGCTCATGACGCTTGAACCGTTGTACGGGATGTACAGATCCTCCGGCAGGATCAAGGCGCTCGTCATGCGGCCCTTGTCCTCGCAGTAGTACACCTTGCGGAAGGCCGAGCCGCCATAGCCCACGTAGAACAGCAGCTGGTCAAAGTCCGGCGTGTACTCCTCCATCACCGTGGTGATCTGGTAGTTCATGAAGTCACGCACGCGCTCGGCCTGCATCAACTTCTCACGCGTTTCCTTGCCCAGGACCTGCGTACGCACAGGGCCGCCCGCGGGCATCATTTCCTTCAACGCCTGCGCCTGGAACTGCACCACGCTCTCGGTCAGCAAGGGATGCTGAACGGGGCACGCGCCCTTGAACGGCTTGGTGCGCTCCTCAAACGAGAAGCCCAGCAGCTTCAGGCCCTTGCCGTACTGATCTTCCCACTGCTTGCGCGAAGACTTGTCTGCCTCGAACAGCGCCATCAGCTCCGCGGACATGCTCTGCAAGACTGACGGATCGACGACCTCAGCCAGATTGCTGTCAAAGGGGACCTTGTCGTCCTCCTCCGGCCCGATGCCGACCACCACCTCGCCCGTCTTGGCGTCAAACTCGACGCTGATGTCAGGCAGGTTCTCTTCTACCTCGATGGCCACATCGCCCGCAGGCAGGTCGTCAATCGTGACGTTCTTTTCAATAGGCATGTTCTATCCTTACTTTATACGCCACCCAGGTCCCGGAGCTCTTCCAGGTGCCTTTGCGTGTTGCTGCGAGTTCGCTCGTATTGCAACTGCGCCTTGTAGTGTTGCAGGCCCGACGTCAAATACTTGTCGTCCTCTTCAATGCTTGTGGGCTTGAGCACGTCCTTGAAGAACTGCTGCACCGCACTGCCGTACTTGCCCGGGTCTGTGTTCCCCGTTGCGCGGCCCTGTCCCTTGACCTGCGTCACGACCGGCGAGAACTCATCATCCATCCGCACCTCCACCGTCGTCACAGGGCGGTTGCGGTTGTCGCGCAGCGTGTAGATTTGCATCTTGCCGTCCTTAAAGGCCTGGCGCTTTTGGGACGAATATGTCGGGCCGCCCAGCTCATAGCCCCCCACCGAGTGGCCAAGGTACGCGCCTTCAGGCACCGTGGCCTTGGACTCCTCGATGCGCTTCCAAGCGTATCCGGCCAGCGGGCCTTCTTGGATCTGCAACAGCGGCGCACTCACGCCTTCGGTAAAGAACCGCTCGTTGACCCGTTTGCCCGCCTTGATGTCCGCGATCAGCGTTTCCATCTCAAACTTCTTGAGCCGGAACTTGGCGGAGTCCTTGACAACGTCCTCAAACCGCGTCTTACCAATCTCCTTGGGTGTGAGCGTCGCCAAGTACTCGTTGATGTACTGCGGCGTGAGAATGTCGGTCAGCGGCTTTTGCATCTTGATGTCAAAGATGGGCTCGCCCGTCTCCATCGCCCGACGCAACGCTTCTGACGTCAGCTGCCGACCCGGCGTGGGCATCGGACCCACAAACTTAGATGCCTGCAGCAATTGGCCAGGCACCGTCGTTTCATGCACGCTTGAAACCAGCCGCCCCGTCTCTGGCTGAGTGGTCAGCAAATTTACGGGTGGCACGTTTACCAACTCCGGCCGCAACCCCGCTTCAATCAACTTGTCTTCTAGCGCCGTCTTAGCCTGTGCCGCCCTGGCGTACCCCTTAGACGATATCCAAGACCGCCCCGGCTCTATTACCCCCGGATCAGTGAACACCATCGGCTGGATGCCCGTCATCAGGTCGTACTTGCGGGTCAGGTCCTCCGTCGCCTCCGGGTACTTCGGAAAGAACCGCTCCTCGCCCGTCTCAGGATTGACCTTCGTCTTGCCCTGCTTGGTCTGCTCAATGGCGTACTTGCGGAACTGTTTTTCCAGCTCCGGCGTCGTAATGTTGCCCTGCAAAATCTGCTTGAGGATAGGGTCGTCCGGAGTCCCGAACTGCCGAGTGATGTAGTTCGTGGCCTTGGTCTGCCAGAAGTTTTGGATGGCGTTTAACTTTTCCGGGTCCACCGGACCCGACGGACCACTCAAACCAGTGGCCACCCACTCCTCCATGTTGCTGATCAAATCCCGCCCCATGGACTTCCCAGACACGCCTTCGCCCATCGCCGGCACGCCGCCACCGGGCGGGCGCACAGCGTACAAAGGGGCTGCCGCCGGAGCTACCCTCTGAATAGCCCGCTCCACGGTCCGCGCTACAGTGGGGTCACTCGCCGCCGCCTGCGCAAGCATCTTGGCTGCTTCCCCCGTCTTCTCGACTCCCTTGGCCGCGGTCCGCGTCGCACCCGCCGGGTTCACAAGATTGCTGGCAATGTCGCCGGCCGTGTAGAACGCCCTGAGTGTGGGGTCCGTCGGCTCCGGGAACGCCAACCCCGCCTGCCGCGACTTTTCCTTCAACCAGTCACTGCCGCCTACAGGCTTCTCGACGTTGTACCCCAGCGGCCGCATCAGCATCGCCGCCACGTCCACAGGGAACCCCACGACGTTCTGCGGCAACAAGGTCGCTCCCTTGGCCGCCTCCTTCTGGGCCTCCCCAGACTGCAGAGTCTGCGTCACCCGCCCCGCCTTGCGCCCCTTGCCCGAACTGGGCACTACGCCAAAGGCCGCCTTGCTCGCCCGCTCCAGCTCCTCGGCCGTGGGCTCCATCTCGGCCAACATCTCCCTGGCCGACTTTTCAGCCTTTTCTGACTTGGCCTCGCCGCCTTCGTTGAATTGGGCCGCGGGCCGCGCTCCACTGAGCATCTCGTTGATCCGGCGATAGTCAGCATCCGACCGCGCCATGTTGATCAACCGAGTGATCTCCTCACTCTCGCCCACCAACCCGCCACTGGCCATCATCACCGGCTCCATCGCCGTGGGCTCCTGTACAGGCTCTTGCATCGGCGCCTGCGCAAACAACTGCAGCGCCGCCTCCCGCTCCATCTCCGGCAACGTCAACGGGGGCCCAGGCACAAACTCCTTCTTCGGCACAGGCTCCGGCTTCCTGCCCACATCCCCAAACCTCTCCTGCCACCGACCACGCACCTGGCCAGCAGTCAAACCCCTCAGCTCCGGGTTAGAACGCATCGCGACCCGGGAGTAAATCCTGTCCACCGGCGTCTCGTCCGCAGCAGACAAAACATCCACACTCCTCTTGGGCCCAGAGAAATGCGCCGCATACAACTCAAACGGCTCAGGCTCCCGCCCAAGCCTATTCTTCAAATAATCGCGCGCCTCGGCCAAGGACCGCACCCCGTACTCAATATCCTCCTCAACCGACAAAACCTTCTTCGGCGGCAACCCCAACTCACGCCGACGCGCATCTGTCAATTGAAATAAACCCGTAGCCGTCGAGCGACGATTCCTCGCCGACGGACGCAAACTGCTCTCCAACTCCGCTACACGAATAACAACCTGCGGATCAAGCTCCGCGGCCCGGGCACGCTGCTCAATCATCTCAAGCAAACGCTCCCGCTTGTATTCCTGCTTCGCAGCTTTAGTGGCCATCAGTAGTACTCAACAGGTCCCAAGGCTCGCGGCTCGCGGTCGTCCTCTTCGTCAGTGTGCAGGCGAACAAAGTTGCCTTGACGAAACCGCATCATCGCCTGCGTCGTAGAGTCAACCATATCATCGTTGTCGCCATTTGGGAATGCCGCACACTCCTCAATTAACTCCTGTGCCCATTCGAGGTCCGGGGCCCAGACCATCCCCGACTCAAACATCGGCGCCACAGAGTTCGCCCGGCTGATCTTGTCCGTCCCCGTCTTGCGGCCACCTGGCGAGTACATCGTCACAGGAATCCCCATCCGACGCATCTCCTGCTGGAGGACCGTTCCGGTAGCCTTCGCCTCAATCAGCACGTTGTCAGGGTTCCAGTGCCGGTACTCCTCCTTGGCAATGCGCTTGAGCTCCGGGAAGTCCCACCGCCCACGCTTGACCCCCAACAGGATGATGTTGGGCCCCGAGTCAGAGTCCGGGTAAAAGACGCCCCAGGTCGTGATCACAGAGTAGTCCGCCGTCTCCTTCTTGGAGTACGCCGTGTCGTACGACTGGATCAAGTACTCACAGGGCGGCGGATCGTCGTACTTCCAAATGCGCCACCACTCGCGCTTGAGGATCGCGCCCTCGTCGTTGGTCGGCTGCTGCTGGTACATCGCGTTCCACTTCTGGACCGACAACGACGCCTTGACAGCATTCAACTCCTCGATCTTCCAGAACCCGGGCCACAAAGGCTTGCCCGAGGGCAGGATGGCCGGGAACTCAATGATCTCCCACTGGTCCGCCTTCGGACTGCTCTGCTGCTTGAGCAGGCGAGCCGTCAGATCCTTCGTGCCCCAGCGGGTCATCACGATGATCACCGAGCCGCCAGGCTGCAGACGAGAGCGAGGGCCAGAGGTGTACCACTCCCAAGCGTTGTCCAGGGCCAGCTCCGACAAAGCATCCTGCTCGGAATGCGGGTCGTCGATGATCAAAAGGTTTGCGCCACGCCCGGTCATCGCGCCGCCGACACCGACCGCGAAGTATTCGCCGCCCTTGTTGGTATCCCAGCGACCGGCCGCCTTACTGTCGGCCTGCAACGACACGTCAGGGAATAACTCCTTGTAGCGGTCCATGTCCATGAGGTTACGGACCTTGCGGCCGAATCTCACGGCCAGCTCGCCGGTGTGCGTGGCCTCAATAATCTTCGTGTCCGGCTTGTGCCCCATCACGAACGCGGGCAGTAAGTACGAAGCAAACTCAGACTTCGTGTGCCGCGGGGGCATGTTGATGATCAGCCGCTTAAGCGTCCCATTAACCACACGGTCAAACGCACTGGCCATCTTCTCGTGGTGGGCGCCGATTAACGCCTCGGGCCAAACGTAGCGGACGAAATCGAGGAATTTGTCCCTCGCGCTGTCCTGGGCGCTGAGCTGCGCCAGGCGGTACTCAAGCTTCAGGCGTTCTTCTTCGATGTGTTCAGGGGTCATGCGCAGGCCGATTGCGTTTGAAATTTGCAAAAATTTTTGCGGCTTTGCGATTGTGAAACAAAGGGGGCCTTTTGTGGACCCCCCGGGTCAAAACTGTTTGGCTGCTCTTTGACAGAGCAAAACCGGGCCGAAGCCAGCGCCAGCCGGGCAAGGGGCCGTTTTGTGGCCCCCCCCCCAGTTAGTGCCCACTTACGCGTCAGGCCGCGCGGGCCGTGGCACGCGGCGCCTGGTCGGCGGCCGGCGCCCAGCGCCCAGCTGCGCACCTGGTTTGCATCCACATACAAACACCAGGCGGCGTGTTTGTATCCACATACAAACACCGGCACCAGCTCCACCAGGTGCGGCCCGCGCTGCGCGCAACAGCTGACGCACCAGGCCGGCCAGGGCCGCGCAGCTCCACCAGGTCGCACCTGGTCGCGATTAACTGCACCTGGTCGGCCAGGCCGGCGCCGGTAATAACTGCACCTGGTCGAATAACTGCAGCTCGAATAACTGCACCAGGTAGAAATAACTGCAGCTGCAATAACTGCGCACCAGGCGGCCAGGCACGCGGCCCGCGCAGCTCCGACCAGGTCGGCCAGGCGCCAGCACCAGGCGCGCGCAGCTGATACCTGGCGCAGTGATTAAGGGTTAATCGGCCGCGGCCCGCGGCCATTC